GATTAAATTCTAACTACGGCAAGTATCACATTTGGTAAATAAATAATAGTTCGCACCCGTTCAAGTATGCAAATAGTGTAAATAAAATCTACATACTACAAAAACACGAATAAAAAGTTAATTAATAAGATGAAAACAGAAATAGTAATACCTACTTCATTAAGTGAAATACCTCTAAAGAGTTATCAGGAATTTATGAAGGTAGTTGAAAAGTCGAACGACGAAGAGTTTATTGGTCAAAAGACTATCGAAATTTTCTGCGGGTTAAAAATGAAAGACGTAGTTAAGGTAAAATGGAGCGACGTTAAAAGCTTGACACTACATTTAAACGAAATATTCAAAGCAAAGCCTAAATTTCAAGCTACATTTAAAATCGATAATACTGAATTTGGTTTTATACCTAATCTGGAGGATATGACTTTCGGAGAATACATTGATCTTGAAAGTAATATTTCAAGCGTAGAAACTTTTCACAAAGCGATGGCGGTAATGTACCGACCGATCACAAAGAAAGTAAAAGACCGTTACGAAATATTTGAATATACGGGTTCTGATGAATTTAGCGATGTAATGAAGTTCGCACCGTTAAATGTTGTCTTAGGTGCAACGCTTTTTTTTTCGACTTTAGGAAGCGACTTAGTACAACATACGCTTACCTCTTTGGAGAAGGAGATTCAGAAGAATCCGAAAATAATGACTTTAGCGAAAGAACGCAATTTAATAAACGATGGGGCTGGTACAATTCAATCTATGCGCTTTCTCAGGGAGACATTACAAAGTTTGATGAAGTTACCCGAATGGGGGTTAGAAAATGTCTTACCTACCTTACTTACGAAAAACAGAAACGAGAAATAGAAGATAGAGAATTAAAAAAGATTTATAAAAATGGCTAATTATTACACGGTACTCGATACGCTTAAAACAAATTTAGAAAGTGATCCTTTTGTAAACACCGTAACGCAAGGTGATATTTTCGCGGTCGATTTAGCAAAGCAAACTATTTTCCCTTTAGTACATATTATAGTAAATAACGCAACGTTTGAAAGCAATATAATTCGTTTTAACGTAAGCTTAATGGCTATGGATATTGTCAACAAATCAAAAGACGAAGATACCGACATATTCAACGGAAACGATAATGAGGTATATGTATTAAACACTATGCTTTCAATTCTAAACAGATTGTACGAAGAATTAAGAAGGGGCGATTTGTACACACTACCTTTTCAAGTTGACGGTAATCCAACGTTAGAAGCCTTCGCTGAAAGATTCGAAAACTATTTAGCTGGTTGGACAATGACGTTTGATATTTTAGTTCCTAACGAAATGACAATATGCGACGATACTGAATATACTGCATTTAGTCAAGTAATAGATTTTCAAACTACGCCTATTAATTCAATTCAATATTTATGTGACGGTAATTTTGTAACGGCTTGTTATGGCACGAATCAAAACAACATAACTGATTTTGTAGATATGTTAAATGCAAACCCACCCGTTCAAAGTCAAGCGTGTTTTTTAAATCATGGTACGTATTACGATAATGGCGACGGGCGTGTTCGTTTAGTAATGAATAGCGCACAATATACGGCGCTTTGCCCTGACGGTGTAATTACATTAAATGCAATTTACGATTAATGAGTGAAAGACTAAAAGCTTTAGAAAAGTTCCGTGACTTGGTAGTAGCTGAAGCGAAAGCCAATTTACAAAAGATGGGTAAAAATTCAAGCGGTAGATTATCTAATTCAATTAAAGGCGACGTTAAAGAAATGCCTAATTCAATAGGAATCTATTTTGAAATGGAGCCGTACGGTAACTTTCAGGATAAAGGGGTTTCGGGTACTGAAAGAAAATTCGACACGCCGTATAGTTACAATACAAAGATGCCACCACCGAGTGCGTTTGATAAATGGATAGTAAAAAAAGGAATAGCGCCACGAAGCGCAACGGGTAAATTTCAAAGTAGAAAAGGATTACAATTTGCGATCGCTCGAAGCGTGTTTAAATACGGAATCAAACCGAGCTTATTTTTTACTAAGCCATTTGAAGAAGCCTACAAAACTTTACCCGATACGTTAATAGATAAATACGGTTTAGATGCTGAACAACTATTAACCGAAATATTAGACCAAAATTTAAAGAATATAAAATGAGTATTTTTGCACGTTCACCTTATATAGTAGAAATATCCGAAACGGGACAAGACGGAAGTAAATTAGAAGTATTTATTTGGAACGGTACTGGGAGCGCTCCAGCTACGCCAAGTTATACTTTGAGTAAATTAATACCCGCGTCAAACAACGTAAACACGTACTACAATATAAGTCCTTACATAAGGGAGTATTTAAGTTGGAACACAAGGCAAGAAATTTATAATACTTTTCCCGCAAGCGACACGAATCAGTGGTGTAACGTTCAACTAAAAAGATACAAATTAGATAGCGGTACATACACGTTATTAAGTACGAATTCATATGTAGCTTACGACGGTTTTGGTTGGTATGAAGAAGGATACAATTATACACCAAGTAACGACATATTACACGATCAAGGTACGTTTTTCTATTACTACGACGGAACGAATCCAAGTTCAAATTCAAGTAGAAGGGCTGGACATATAATGGTTAAAACTGCGACAAGCTTCAAAGCGAAATATACTAACTTGGCAACGGCTGCGACATTCACGCAAAACTTAACAAACAATTCTATTATAGACGTTCCGAGGGTTTACCAAAACTATTACGCTGCGGGTAACAAATTAGAAATAACAGTTAATATTTTAGGGAGTGACGTAACTGTTTGGACGGGTTACTTTAAGCCTTACGACAATTGTAGGTATACGGGTGTTTTGTGCGACTTTGTAAATAAGTACGGATGTTGGCAAAGGACTTGGTTTTTTGCAGCGTCTAACGATACCTTTAGCGTTGAAAACACGGAATACAATTTAATGCAAAATACTTTTCCTAACTACAATACTTTAGAAGGTCAACGCAAAGTGTTTAATACAACTGCAAAACGTAGTATAAAAGTAAACACGGACTGGGTAACTGAAAGCTATAACGATTTGTTAGAACAATTAATGACAAGTGAAAGAATATTATTAAACAGTTTACCCGTAAAGATTAACACGAAGTCAACGGAACTATTTAAGAATATAAATCAAAAAATGATTAACTATTCTTTAGAGTTTGATTTTGCTTTCAATGCAATTAACAATGTAATATGAGACAAGTACAAGTATATATTGAAGGTCAAAAGATTGAACTATTCGAAGACGAACAAATTAACGTTACTTCGAGCGTTCAAAATATTAACGATATATCGAAAGTATTTACTGACTTTTCACAATCGTTTACAGTACCCGCTTCAACTGTTAACAATCAAATTTTTAAACATTTTTATCAAACTGATATAGGAGACCCTTATAACCCTTCTACTTTATTTGACCATAATATAAGACGGAACGCATTAATTGAAATAGACCTAACTACATTTAGACGGGGTAAAATATCAATTGAAAAAGCGAACATAAAAAACAATCATGCCGAAAACTACCAACTAACTTTTTACGGTGAAATACGGACGTTAAAGGATTTGTTTGGCGAAGATAAATTAAACTTGTTAGATTTAAGTTCTTTAGAATTTGCTTATACTGCAAATAATGTTTACGACCGCATAACGGATTTAACAACCGATTACGATGTTAGATATCCTTTAATTGCAAGCAACAGAGTTTGGGAATATAGGCAAGGTACTGAAGACGTAACACAAAACGCTCATGCAATACAATACGATGAGTTATTTCCAGCTGTTAAAATAAGTAGATTATTTCAGGCAATTGCAAACGATTACGGGGTTACTTTTACTGGAAGCTTTTTAAGTGACCCACGATTTATTAATGTATTTTTATACGCTAAAAACACGAACAATTACACGTGGTTAAGTGAAGCGCAAAACGTAACGATAAATGCTATTACTTCAACAATCGGTAATTTAGGAATAACGGGTGGGATAAATGTAACTACCGATTCAATAGATATAGTAAACGAAGATACTACTGGATTGTTATTTGCAACGCATACCTATTCAATGTATATTAGTGCGAAAAGTGCTTTAGGTACTGTTTATTTAGATATATACCAAGACGGTAATTTATTTCAAACTTTGACCCGTGACACGGTAGGATTTTTTACCGCTTGTACTATTCAAGACACAATAGGATGCGACACTAACATAACTTTTAAAATTCGCACTAATGCTTCAATGAATATTGATTTAGTATTATTTTATGAATATGAATTTGTAGTAGGTTCTTCAGTAGTTAATTTCGCTCAATCGGCAAGTATTAACCAAGTTGTCGTAAGTGGTAATGTTAGCATTAATTCTACTTTGCCTGATATGAAAGTATCGGATTTCTTTTCGGGTGTATTAAAAGAGTTTAATTGTACGTGTGTAGCTACTGATGTGAACGTATTTGAAATACTACCTTTAGAAGATTGGTACGGTCAAGGCGCAATCGTAGATATTACACCGCACACGGATATAGATTCAATTGATATAGAACGAATTAAGTTATATAAAAAAATAGCTTTTAAATATCAACAATCTGAAAGCTTTGTAAATAAGAATTATTACAAAGCATATAGCCAGCAGTACGGTGACGTAGAATATCAATATAGTTATGACGGTGACGAATATATAATAGAAGCACCATTTGAAAATTTATTATTTGCACGGTCAACGCATTCTTCAGGCGACTATGCTATTTTCGGTTATACGCTAAATGAAAGCTTTAACGCATATACACCTAAACCGATGCTGCTTTATTTGTACGGTGAAAGTAATGATTTAAGCGCACACCCTATAAAATTTGATACTGGCACAACGCATTTAAATATAGATTCATTTGCTTTATTTGGTCAAGACTTTACATACCAAAATACGAAATACAGTTTAAACTTTGGAGCTGATAATTCAGTAATACATAACGAAACAATTCAACAAGGTTTATTTGCTGAATATTATAGTGCGTATTTATTTAGTTTATTTAATTTAAAGAATAGATTAGTTCACGTAAAGACGAATTTACCTATTTCTTTATTGACTAACTTAAAACTAAATGATCGTCTTATTATAAGAGATAAAAGGTACATTATAAACGAAATGAAAAGTAACCTAACAACGGGTCAAGTAGATTTTAGTTTGTATTTAGATTTTAGACCTATAACAAGCGGTCGACCTTACGTACCTTCTTTTGATTCACAATGTATAGAAGTTGCTATTAACTTTGTAAACGGTGCGGTTAGTGCTGATATAACAACCGACTTCCCTGGTGTAACAATTTCACCAAGTACAATAACCTCAAGTCAATTTATAACGGTTTGTATTCCTGAAAACACGGACACGCCCGCAAATATTTTAACTGAAAATTCAGATAGTTTAATTACTGAAGAATTTCAAAATATAGTAACTGAAAATTCTGCGGTTCAAGTTATTACTTTGACTATAACGTACACTTTGAGTAACGGTCAACAAGTAGCAAATCAAATTCAAATATTACAACAATGATTCAACTAATTTTAGAACTATTAAAAGCCGATAATTTTTTCGGGGTAAGTGAAATTGTAGACGTAGCGAAAGGAAAACACGAACTAACGGACAATATTAAAAAAGTTTATAACCAACAAAAGCGTAAAAGATGGCAGAAAAACGGACAATAGAATTAGAAATACAAGACAATAGCAAGTCATTAAAAACGCAATATAGGGAAGCGGTTCAAGAACTACAAAAGCTTTCTCAAACTTACGGGGAAACGTCCGAACAAGCAGCCAACGCGGCGAGAAAAGCCGCTGAATTAAAAGATCAAATAGAATTCAGTAAGGACTTAATTAAGGGGTTTAATCCTGATGCTAAATTTCAAGCGGTCGAAGGTGCTATCAATGGCGTAATGAATGGCTTTCAAGCATTCGAAGGTGGTTTAGCTTTATTAGGTGTTGAAAGTGACAAGGTTCAAGAAGCAATGTTACGTGTACAAGCGGTAATGGCTTTAACACAAGGTATTAATGGTATAATGCAAGCTAAAGACGCTTTTTCAACTTTAGGAACTGTAGCTAAAACTGCATTGAAAGGAATTAAAACTGAATTAATTGCTACGGGTATAGGTGCGCTTGTTGTCGCTTTAGGTACAATAGTCGCATATTGGGACGACATTAAAGGTTTAGTAGGTGGTGTTAACGAAGAAACACAAAAGAACGTTGAATTAACGCAAGCTAAATTAACAAAAAGCGAACGAGAATTAGAAGTATTTGAAAAGCAAGAAAATTCTTTAGAGCTTCAAGGTAAAAGCGAACAAGAAATAATTAAACTTCGTGAGGCTAAAATACAACAAGTAATTGATACGGCTAAAAAAGAAAAAGCTTTACAAGAACAAAATAAAAAAGCTGAAGTAGCAGCCGCACAAAGAAATCAAACTTTTGCAAGGTATATAATTCAAACATACGCAACGGGTTTAAGTATGGGGTTGTATATTATAACTGGTATTATAGACGGTATATCAAACGCCTTTATTTTCCTTGCTAAATCTTCTTTTAATTTCGGTAAGCAATTACGGGGTATAATGTTTGAAGCGTTAATTGCACCGCTTGAATTAGCGTTAACGGGTGTAAATAAATTACTTGAACTTGCGGGCGCTTCTACGTTTGACACTAAAGCAATATTCGGTAACATACGAGATACCTATGCAGGTATTGAAAAACAAATAGGTGGGTTTATAAATAGTTTAGAAGGTACAAGTTTAAGTAAAGGTTTATTTGAGTTAACGGATAAATACGTGTCTCAACAACTTGCTTCAGTTTTGTTTGATCCAAAAGCGGTTGCCGATAGTTACGACAAAACTATTCAGGGACTTGACGATAAAATTTTAGAAGGCGAAGATAGGATAGCGCAAAGAAAATTAGAACAAAACAAAAAGAACCAACAAAACAATAAAGACCAAAACGATAAAAACTCAAAAGAACAACTGGACTTAGAACGTCAAAATATAGACAAGCGTTTAGCCTTAATGAAAGACGGCTACGAAAAAGAAGTAGCTTTAGCAAATGAAAAGGCTAAAAGAGAAAAAGAAGATTTAATAGCAAACTCAAAAGACAAAATAGTTGATGCCGAACAATTAGCTGAAGCGCAAAGATTAATAGAGGAAACGCTTAAAAAAGATTTAAAGGAATTAGATGAAAAATATAATAGTGACAAAGCTTTAAGTTGGGAAGAAAAAAATAAAAAAGAAATACAACAAAAGCAAAAAGAAATAGACGACGAAATAGCGGCAGCTGGTAAACGTATTGAAATAAAAGAAGCTGAAGCTGAAAAGAAAAAGAAAATAGACGAAGAAGAAAAAGCACGTATAAAAGCATTAAACGAATATAGGTTAACCGCTGCGCAAGATACGTTACAAGTAGTTTCAAATTTAGCTGAACTATTCGCTGGTAAAAGTGAGAAACAACAAAAGAAAGCTTTTCAGGTACAAAAGGCGGTCAATATAGCGGCTGCGGTTATAGATACTTACAAAGCGGCAAACACGGCTTTAGCAAGTTCACCACCACCGTTTAATTATATTGCTATGGCTGCGGCTATTACTGCGGGTTTAATTAACGTTAAAAAAATAGCTTCGCAACAATTTCAAAGTAGTTCAAGTTCGGGCGGTGGTGGTGGTTCAAACGCACCTACGGGTGCTGCGCCTATGACTGCGAACTTTAATACAATCGGATCAAGCGGTATTAATCAGTTAGCACAATTACAACAAACACCAACACAAGCATACGTAGTTAGTGGCGAAGTAACAAGCGCACAAGCCTTAGACAGAAATAGAGTACAAAACGCAACACTTTAAGTTTAATAGATATGGCAAAAGTTGAAATAATAGAATTACTGATTGATGAGACAAAAGAAGAAATGGGTATCAATGCCGTTTCCGTTGTTGAATCACCAGCGATTGAAGAAAATTTTGTAGCGTTACAAAAACACGAAGTAGAACTAAAAGAGGTTGATACTGAAAAGCGTATTTTAATGGGTGCGGCTTTAATTCCTAACAAACAGATATACCGTAAAAACAAGGATAAAGAGTTCTACATTTACTTTAGTGAGAACACGGTACGTAAGGCTTCGGAACTTTTTTTAATGCGTTCTAATCAAAACAACGCAACGTACGAACACGAACGTAAAATGTTAGAAGGGATGAGCGTAGTTGAAAGTTGGATTATTGAAGATGAAAAAACGGATAAAAGTAAATTGTACGGTTTTAGTTTACCTAAAGGAACGTGGATGATTTCAATGAAAGTAAACAATGACGAGGTGTGGCAAAAAGTAAAAGACGGAGAGGTAAAAGGATTTTCGATAGAAGGTTATTTTGTAGATAAATATGACATGAGTAAAAATATAAATGAAATGGATACAATAGAAAAACTAAAAGAGCTTATTATAAAGCACGAAAACAAAACAAAGTTAGGTGCGCATAAAATTGATTTAGCTTTAGTTGATGAATTAAAAAAAGTTAATGAAAACATTTTAAACACCCTTAAAAATGCTGATAATTCTTGGAGAGCATACCAAGACTATTTAACACGTGCCGATGCTCCATTTAAAAAAATGATGCAAATGAGAGAATCTTTATTAAACTCAACTGGTAAAATAGAATTACTATTAAAAAATGCTGAAACACAAGCAAAGAATTTAGGTCTTAATGTAAATGATATTCCTTTATATTCTGTAATTAAATCTAACTTGAATAAAAAAAATGAAATAATAGGCACTATTGATTCATTTAAAGACCCAAGTACGTTTCAATAATTATTAACCTATGAAAACACCGACAAAAAGTAAAACAAGTCCTAAAGGCGGTAAACGTGGTTGCCTATGTAAAGACGGTAAATACGATTCTAAATGCTGTAACGGTGACTTACAAAATCAAGGTATAGGAAGTTTAGTAAATCAAGGTACTTCTACAATAGTACATTTATAAAAAAGGAACAATTAAAAAACCAATAAGTTAATAAGCTATGATAAACAATATTTTAAAGAAAATCGAAAAGGCTAACGAAGTTCAAAAAGTAGAACTTGAAAAGCACGAAGTTGAATTGTCTTTAGTAAATGATATTAAAGAACTATCAAAAAAATATATGCCGTTATGGGCTAAAGGTAATTCAGATTATAATTCTGCTATTGTAAATTTAAGAGCGGCTTTAGATATTGTAAACCAAGTTGAACAATTAATTATCAAAGGCGAGGCGCAAGTAAAAGAATTAGGTTTAGGCGATTCGTATTTTGCAAATCAAATAACTGCAATAAAAGAAGAAAAAAGCAAAGTAAATTCTTTACTAAATAAACTTAAATAAATAAAATAAAAATGAAAAATAGCCTAATCAATCAAATTAAAACTTTACTCGGAATGGAGGTAAAGTTAGAAACAATGAAACTATCGGACGGTGTTACAGTTTTAGAAGCTGAAATGTTTGAAGCTGGTAACGAAGTTTTCGTAGTTACTGAAGATGAACAAAAAATAGCTTTGCCAATAGGTGAATACGAAATGGAAGACGGTCGTATTTTGGTAGTAGTAGAAGAAGGTGTTATTTCTGAAATTAAAGAGAAAGAAGCGGAAGAAGAAGAAATGCCTGAAGAAGCACCGATTGAAGAAGAAGCGAAGAAAGAACAAGAAATGGAAACGTCAAAAGCTGCGCCTAAAAAGATCGTAGAAAGCATGATTAAAGAATCTTTCTTTTCTGAAATTGAAGCGCTTAAAAACGAGAATAACGAGCTAAAAGCTGAACTATCTAAACTAAAAGAAGCTAAAGAAGTTGAACTTTCTGAAGTAAAACCAATTTCTTTTAACCCTGAAAACGAAAACACGAACGATTCTATTAAGTTAAGTGCAAAAAGACAACGCACAACTATGGATTCAATACTTGAAAAATTAAATAAATAATTAACTAAATACAAAAAAAAAATGAGTACAACTTACAACTTTGTATCTAACGACGTAACAAGACAAGTAGGACTTGTTGAAACGTTGACTGGTGCAACAACTTTGACTGCTGAAGATTCAGACAAGTCATTTTATTTAAACGCTGCTGCTGGAGCGCAAATTACTTTGCCAGCGGTTGCTACTTCTGCGGGTTTTAGATACCGTTTTACGGTAGCTGCATTATTTGCTACTACTGCGTGGACTATTAAAGCTGCTACAAACAAAATTCAAGGTGGTGTTATTGTGAATTCAGTAAACGTGCCGGGAGCTGACGAAAACACGATTACTTTCGCACACGCTGCTGATACTATCGGAGATTTTGTTGAATTGAATTGTGACGGTACAAACTGGTATGTTTTCGGATTGGGAACTGCTTCAGGTGCAATTACACTAACTGCTGTTTAATCTAAATAAAAATATTATAAAATGGAAAAAATTAATTTAAGTACAAGTACAAACATCACTACTACATACGCTGGTGAGTTTGCTGGTAAGTACATCGCTGCTGCTATCCTTAGCGCACCAACTTTAGAGCAAGGTGGTATGACTATTCACCCGAACGTAAAATTCAAACAAGTTATTCAACGAGTAGCAACTGACGATTTAATTCGTAACGCTTCATGTGACTTTGATGCGAGTTCTACAGTTACGTTAACTGAACGTGTATTACAACCTGAAGAGTATCAAATAAATTTACAATTGTGTAAAAAAGATTTTCATCAGACTTGGCAGGCGATTGAAATGGGTTACTCTGCTTTTGATGTAATGCCTAAATCGTTTACAGATTTCTTAATTGCACACGTAGCTGAGAAAGTAGCTGCTAACATGGAGACTTCAATTTGGCAAGGTGTTAACGCAACACAAGGTCAATTTGCGGGTATCATGACACAATTAACTACTGATGCTTCTTTGCCAGCTGCACAAGAGGTAACGGGAACTACTGTTGATGCTTCAAACGTTATCGCTCAAATCGCTTCAATCGTTGACGCTATCCCAACAAGATTATACGGACAACCAGACCTTAAATTGTATCTTTCTTCTAACATCGTTAGAGCTTATATCCGTGCATTAGGTGGATTTGGTGCAAGCGGTTTAGGTGCTAACGGTACAAATAACTTGGGTACACAATGGTACACTAACGGATCACTTTCTTTCGACGGTTTACCAATCTTCTTGGCTAACGGTTTAGCTAACAATACTGGTTTAGCTTCACAAACTTCTAACTTACATTTTGCAACTGGATTGTTAAATGACATGAACGAAGTTAAAATTATCGATATGGGATTGATCGACGGTTCAATGAATGTACGTGTAGTAATGAGATTTACTGGAGACGTTAAATACGGATTCGCTGAAGATGTAGTTACATACGGAATTGTTAACTCGGCTAACTAATCTAACATAAACTATACGAAAGGGTGGTGCAAAATACACCACCTTTTTTTTTGTTAAACTTTAAAAAATAATAAAATGAGCTGTGATATAACAAATGGTAGAATAGAACAATGTAAAGACTCGGTATCGGGTTTAAAAGCTATTTACTTTATTAACTACGACGATTTAAATTCTGACGATGTTATTTACGATAATACCGATACTGATTTAATTACAGACTGGACACCCGCAAGTGCTTTGAGTCTATACAAATACGAATTAAAAGGTGCTAACAGTTTTGAGACTACAATCAATTCAAGCCGTGACAACGGTACTACTTTCTTTCAACAAACACTTACTATTCAATTAAAAAGACAAGACGTTACAACGCATAAAAACGTTAAACTACTTGCTTACGGTAGACCAAGAATTGTAGTTAGAACAATGACCGACCAATTCTTTTTAATGGGGTTAACTCAAGGGGCTGATGTTACTGCTGGAACTGTTTCTTCAGGTTCGGCTTTAGGTGACTTCAACGGGTACAACCTAACTTTCGAAGCTATGGAAGTTTCACCAGCTAATTTCCTTGACGTAACAGACGAAAACGGATTGAAAGTTTTATTTGAAACTGGAGCTGGTACTGATGCAACAATAGTTACTTCGTAATTTCTTTTCTTCATATACTTGCAAAAAGACCCTTACTTCGGTAGGGGTTTTTTATTTTACGGTACAAAATCGACCTTTAATCGTTTATAATATATGATTATTTTAACAACTTCAACAAGTGAACAAAGTTTCGTGTTTATACCACGTTCGCACGTGTTTGATTACGTTGGAATAACGGACGATCAAACGAATGTAACAACTGAAATAACGGGCTATATTCACACGGTTGGCGACTATTACGACACTTTAAAAGCTGAATTTAATTTAGTAGAAAATCATTTTTACGATTTAGTAATAATTAGAGGTGCAAGCGTAGTATATAAAGATAGAATATTTTGTACTAATCAAAACGTTAATACCTTTTCAGTAAACAACGGTCAATACGTTTCAAACAGTACAACAAATGAATTTATAGTTTATGAATAATATACACGTTTTAGAATTAAGTACATACACAACGCCCGTAATTCAGGAATCTAAACGAGATGCTTGGGTGGAATTTGGCGAAGATAATAATTACTTTCAGTTTATCATAGATAGGTACGTTAATTCAACTACAAATTCATCTGTTATAAACAACGTTAATAGGTTAATTTACGGTAGGGGTTTAAGTGCTTTAGACGCTAATAAAAAGCCTAATGAGTACGCTCAAATGATGGCTTTATTTAATGCTGATTGTATTCGTAAAATAGTTTTAGACCGTAAAATGTTCGGTCAATTTGCTATGCAAGTTCACTACGACAAGGCGCATAAAAAGATTTTAAAGGCTTATCACATACCTGTTAATTTGTTACGTGCTGAAAAATGTAATAAAGACGGAGAAATAGAGGGTTATTACTATTCAGATAATTGGGAGGATACAAAGAAATATGTACCTAAAAGAATTCCAGCGTTTGGATATTCTAACGAACAAGTAGAAATACTTTATTCTAAACCCTATGCGGTAGGAATGAAATATTACGCTTTGCCTGATTATCAAGGTGGGTTACCCTATGCAAAGTTAGAAGAAGAAATAGCTGATTATTTAATTAACGAAGTACAAAACGGTTTTTCAGGAACTAAAGTAGTAAATTTTAACAACGGTGTACCGACTGAAGAACAACAACAAATAATCAAAGGAAAGGTATTAAGTCAATTGACTGGCTCAAGAGGTCAAAAAGTAATAGTTGCTTTTAATAATAACCAAGAGTCTAAAACTACGGTTGACGATTTACCGTTAAACGATGCGCCTGAACACTATACTTATTTAAGTGAAGAATGCGTTAAAAAGATTATGTTAGCGCATAACGTTACAAGTCCTTTGCTTTTCGGTTTAGGTTCGGCAAATGGTTTTAGTTCAAATGCTGATGAAATTAAAAACGCTTCTATTCTATTCGACAATATGGTAATTAAACCTATTCAAGACCAGATAATAGATTCTTTTGACAAAATTTTAGGTTATAACGGAATTACTTTAAAGTTATTCTTCAAGACTTTACAACCTTTAGAGTTCGTAGATTTAGAAAACGCACAAACTGAAGAACAAGTTGCTGAAGAAACGGGAACGGAATTAAGCAAAGATTTTAAGATAGCTGAAATGCTTATTAATTTAGGCGAAGATGTACCCGAAAATTCGATTCTAATAGACGAATATCCCGTAGATTATGAAACGGACGATAAAGAGAACGAAACGCTTTCTAAAGAGCCTAAACAATCTTTATTAAGCAAAATTGTTAACTTAGTTTCAACGGGCGACAATAGACCTAATATTACAAGTAAACAAGACGAAGTAATAGGAGATGTTAAATTCATAACAAGGTACGTTTACGCTGGCGAAACAAAAAGTAATAGCCGTGAATTTTGTAGAAGAATGATAGCGGCAAATAAAATATATCGTAAAGAAGATATTATTAAAATGGGTTCGCAAATAGTTAATAAAGGTTGGGGCCCGAAAGGTGCGGACACTTATTCAATTTGGTTTTATAAAGGCGGGGGTAATTGTCACCACCGTTGGAATAAACAAGTTTACGCTACATTTAGCGGTAAAGCAATAGATGTTAATAGCAAAGAGTTAAAACAAGTTGCGGTACGTAAAGCTGAAAAGTTAGGGTACGTTGTAAAGAACGATTCTAAAGTTAGCCAAAGACCAACGGATATGCCTAATAGCGGATTTTTACCAACTAATAAAATATACGGAGAATAATGCCTGAAGCACTACTAATAACAAGACAAGACGTTGTTAAATTCACTGCAATGAATGGCAACGTAGACACGGACAATTTTATTCAGTACGTTAAAATAGCACAAGACATTCATATACAAAACTTTTTAGGTACTGATTTACTACAAAAATTACAAGCTGAAATTATTTTAGCTACTTCAGGAATACCAACTACATTTACGGTAACTAACCAAGGAACGGGTTATACAACGGCTACGGGTGTTACTACTACGGGTGGTACGGGAACGGGTTTAACGTTAGATATTACTGACACGGGTGGTTTAATTACGGATGCTGATATAGACACGGCGGGAACGGGTTATAAAGTAAACGATGTTATTACGGTTGACGGTGGTAACGACGATGCTATAATAAGAATTTCGGCGATTTACACAATACCAACCGACTATAATAATTTGTTAGTTAACTATATCAAACAAATGTTGATTCATTGGGCTATGGTCGAATACTTACCTTTTGCGGCTTATACAATAGCGAACAAAGGTGTGTATAAACATAATTCAGAAAACGCAACTAACGTAGAAAAAGTTGAAATAGATTTTCTAATCGAGAAAGAAAGAAGTATTGCACAACATTACACTGAAAGATTTATCGAGCATATAAGTTTCAATAACGATAAATTTCCTGAATATAATAGTAACTCAAACGGGGATATGTACCCGGATACAAATAATAACTACAGTCCCTGGTGTTTATGAAGAAGTACAAACCAAAAGACGAAAATATAAAGAAATTATTAATGTATTTAAACAAGCAAAATGGCGAATGTAAAGGTAAGTCAATTAACGGCAAAAGGAAGTAATTTAGAAGCTTCAGACCGTATAGCAATTGCACAAGATACGGGTGGTGGTACTTTTGCAAGTAAGTACGTTACGGGTGCTGAAGTTCGTAATAGGGCAAGAGCTACTTTTACGTCGCAACATACCCTTACATTAAGTGATGCAAATAAAGTAGTAGAATTAAACTTTAATTCAGGTAATAATTTAATTATACCTACAAATACTGCGGTTGCTTTTCCTTCAGGAACTATTATAACTTTAGCACAATACGGAGCTGGGCAAGTTACTATTGTAGCCGATACGGGAGTGACATTAAGAAGTAGTGGTGGTAAGACTAAAACAACGGGACAATATTCCGTAGCTACATTATACAAAAGAGATACGAACGAGTGGTATTTATACGGAGATATAACAACATAAATAATTAGATATGGCAAATGATATAGGCTGGGGCGAAGGGGCGTGTAATAACGATATAAGTTGGGGAATAGCACAAGAATATTTTTCATGTAGTGGTTCGGAAGCAGCCGTAGGAGCTACATTAATGAAATCGGGACAAACAACAAGTTACCGTACGGGTGACGATGGCGATTTAGAAGCGGGGCGTGCAACAAATTTTACTACTTTAGCAACTGCGAATCCTTTCGGAAACACGAATAGATTTACCGACGAATTAGGCGGTTCAACGTACACTAATAATATTGTGATTGATTGGTCGACATACGACGGTTCAACTGTGTTGGGTCTTTCAAGAGTTGCAATAGCTACGGGTAATACTTGGAACCAAGCTGTGGACAATTCACTTGCTTTTTCAGTTGGAACTTTCACAAGTGGTTGGAGATTACCAAACATTAGAGAGATATTTAATTTAACTAATTATGTTAATAATGCAGATAATTTATTAAATTATTCACCTTTAAATTTAGCTTCATTGGGGAAGGTTTATTGGAGTTCAACAACAAATTTAGGAGTAACAACACAAGCTTATGTTCTTAGTAATGTAGGTTTGACATCATTACAGTCTAAAACATCATCAACTTCATTTACTTACTTCCCCGTAAGAACATTCACGGTAACAGGAACAACTTTAACATAATAAATATAAAAAATGGCAACTTATAAATTTGAACAATTCAACGTTGAAATAGTAAATCCAACGGTGACGGTAACAACGGTAACGGACAACATAATAGACAAAGTTTGTTCTGCTACTGTAATTTTAAAAACTACTACGGCTAATTTCGGAATCAATTTCGACGGGTATACGTACACCGAAGATTGGAACGATCAAGATATAATAGACTGGGTTAATAACGTAGAACTACCGAAATACGAAGTTAGATGAAAATGATACCTATTACACAATTCATTGAAATAATTAAAAAACAAGGTGCGGTAGGAGTACTTGCATTATGGTTAACGTACACGCATTTCGAGGTGCAAGACGTTAAAGAACGTTTGTACAACTGTTTAGATAAAAACGAATACTACAATAGAAAGCCTATTGAAGAAAGACAACCTACTTTACCAGCGTTAAAAAATGACACGGTTGCGGTACTTGAAAATAAAAGTCGTAAATTAGCGAAAAAATAAGTTATGAAGCTAACAAACAATTTTAGTTTAAACGAGTTTAACAAGCATAATTTTACGTTACCTACGGACGTATTAAGAAACTTAATTGAACTTGCAAAGAATCTTCAGGTGTTACGTGACGAGGTTAAAAAGCCTATTAAAATTACAAGCGGTTACAGACCAGCCGAACATAACGCTAAAATAGGCGGTGCGACTAAGTCAAGGCATATTACGGGCGAAGCTGCGGATTTTAAAATAGAAGGTTACACACCGAAACAAGTTGCGGCTATTATCGAGAAATTGATAGCAGCGGGTAAAATGAAACAAGGCGGTTTAGGAATTTATAGTACGTGGATACATTACGACACTTTCTTTAACGGTAAACATCCAAGACGTTGGACAAAATAAATAATTATGGCAAAGAAAAAAATAACAATTGACACGGATAACGTAGACGTTAATTTAGAAAAAGACGGTACAAATATCAAACTGGATATAGACACTAAAAACGTAGATATTCACGTATTAAAAGACGAAGTAAACAAAGAATTTAAATTAGATAGTAAAAACATTGATATTGAAATATCCAAGACCGCTGAAGGGTTGGAGGTGAAAGTCGAATCTAAAGGCGGTATTTGGAAACTGATAGCTAAAAGAATCGTTAAATTCATAGTAAAACGTTTTAAAGTAGGAAAATAGTACTTAGATACATACCGTTAGAACTGTTACTAAGTCATTTTAAAAAATCTTTCTGTTTGTTTTGTGTTATGAAACCCTTGAGAAATCAGGGGTTTTGTTATTTATGTAAATTATTTTTAATAAAAAGTATTGTTATATTAAACTTTTATATTAGTTTTGCGTATATCATTTAAAAAAACACAATGAAAAAACGAACAGGAATCTTAATTAACTCAATAATTATTTTGTTGGGTGCTAACTACGAAAGCTATTTATTATTAGGTGCTGGCGTATTATGTTTATCTTTAGTATTAATTTCTAAAACTAAAAGAGATGAAGTCAAAAATTAAAAATGCGGTTAACACCTATTTTCCGCACCGTCCGAACGTAGTTTATTTAAGCCGCAAGTGGAAAACAAAGATTTGTCCTGAAGATAAAGGTGGATCGTTCAACGAAAAGCTATATTTAGACTATTTAGATGCAATATTAAACTTTACAAAATGAACGGGAACGGCACGAAAAAACGAACGAAACGAGTAAGTGTTACTTTCGAGTGGACAGTACAAACCGATTTAAGGCTAATTTTAGACGAATTAAAGGACTTAATAGGCACGGGAATAGAAATGTATCACAATCAAAAGAAAAGCGTTCAAATCGAAAATAAATGGCATGAAGTAGAATTTAGCCAAGAATACGTAGATGTTATTCACGATAGCGTAGAACGAGAAATAAACGGAGAATTAAAATTAGTAATTAAAAGTAAGATATGAAAACAGCAGTAGAATGGTTAGTTAAAGAAATAAATAAACTAACTGGATTAACAATTCAAATGGATGAACCAATAATTGAACAAGCCAATAAAATGTTTGAAGAGCAGATAATGGATGCTTATAATCAAGGGAGCAATGATTATGGTTCTCAATGTTATCAACCAGAACAATACTACAACGAAACCTTTAAATCAGAATAGAATGGATGAGGAACAAAA